AACTTCTGGAGTCTCATCTGTAGGAGCATCCAATGTTCCTGCAACAGTTGGTGTATCATCTGTAGGTGCTTCTACTGTTGTTGCAACTTCTGGAGTCTCATCTGTTGGAGAACTTAAAAGTACAGAAACTTCTGGAGTCTCATCTGTAGGAGCATCCAATGTTCCTGCAACTTCTGGTGTCTCATCGGTTGGAGCATCCAATGTTCCTGCAACTTCTGGTGTCTCATCGGTTGGAGAACTTATTTGAGTTGCAACTTCTGGTGTCTCATCTGTTGGAGAACTCAAAAGTACAGAAACTTCTGGTGTCTCATCTGTTGGAGAACTCAAAAGTACAGAAACTTCTGGTGTCTCGTCAGTTGGCGAATTTAGAAGAACAGAAACTTCTGGTGTCTCGTCAGTTGGCGAATTTAGAAGAACAGAGCTTTCTACAAACACTTCAGAATTATCGGCCGGTAAGACAGTACCATCTTCAGATGTATCAGAATTATCCGATGATGTAATAGTACCATCTTCGGATGTATCAGAATTATCAGAACTTGCAACAGATGAATCTATCGTTTCACTAGAATCTGTACCCGATTTTGTATCAGTATCTAAAGAAACTTCTGAACTATCAGTAGATGTTGTTCCTGCATTTTCTTTGGTTTCTTCTAATATAGTTTCAATAGATTCATCTAAATCTGGTGCATCTACAGCTGTCGCAATTTCTTTATCAATATCTTGTTCTTGATCGGAAAGATCTACGGTTTCTACAACATTTTCACTATCTCTATCAGATGTGGTTGTTACGTCTAATATATCAGCTATAGGTCTATCTAAAAAACTATTTCGTATTACTTCGCTGAGTGCTTCTTGTGTTAAAAGAGAAAATGTTTCGTTTATTATTTCTTGATCTACATCCGATAAATTTTCATTTTCTAAAATATTATCAAATTCAGATTCTAATAAATTTACTATTTCGGATTGACTAATCGATTCCGTATCAGAAAGAGTTATATCTTCTGATACTTGTTCTAGGACGGCTGTTAAAAGATCTGTAGTTATTTTTTCGGATACGCTATCAACAGTCGCCAAAAATTCAGTTATTTTTTCCTCTATACTATCAACGTCTGAAGTAGTAATATTTTCAGTTTCAGTTTCCGTACCCACATCAGATTCTGCTGATATTTCAGTTTCAGTTTCCGTACCCACATCAGATTCTGCTGATATTTCAGTTTCAGTTTCAGTACCCAAATCTGATACGGCAGAAATTTCGGTTTCAGTTTCAGTACCCAAATCAGATACAGCAGATATTTCAGTTTCGGTTTCGGTGGCTACATCGGATACATCAGATATTTCAGTTTCAGTTTCAGTACCTAAATCAGTTGTACCCACAACTTCCGTTTCAGTTTCCGTACCCACATCAGACACAGCAGAAATTTCAGTTTCAGTTTCAGTACCTAAATCAGATTCTGCTGATATTTCAGTTTCGGTTTCAGTACCTAAATCAGATTCTGCCGAAACTTCTATTTCAGATACAGTACCTAAATCAGATACAGCAGATATTTCAGTTTCAGTTTCAGTACCTAAATCAGATACAGCAGATATTTCAGTTTCTGAATCTGTGACCACATCAGACACAGCAGAAATTTCGGTTTCAGTTTCCGTGACTAAATCTGACACGGCAGAAATTTCGGTTTCAGTTTCAGTACCCAAATCTGATTCGGTTGATATTTCAGTTTCTGACTCTGTACCCAAATCTGATACATCAGATATTTCAGTTTCGGTTTCAGTACCTAAATCAGATTCTGCCGAAACTTCTATTTCAGATACAGGATCAATATCTGACAATCCTAAAGTTTCATTATCCGAAACGGGATCAAGATCTGACAATCCTAAAGTTTCATTATCAGAAACGGAATCTAATTCTGGCGTTGTTATAGTTTCTGCTGTGGCGATCACTTCTTGTATGAGAGTTTCAGTATCATATATATTTTCTTTTAAAATTTCATTTAAAGTAAATATATCGGCCGTTTCTTCTATACCAAATTCAGTTATGGTGTGTGTTAATATCTCAGAGATATTTTCTCTAATTGTTGCGGTTACAATTTCTTTTATTTGTTCAATATCGTAACTAATAGATTCATTTTTTTCTACGACATTAACAATGAGAGATTTTATAGAGTTTATAACATTTGTCTGAGCCCTATAAGACACTTCCTGATTATCACTAGATCCTGGCCTACTAACTTCCGTATCAAATCCTGCAAACTGTGGATCAGAAAGTTCTACTATCCATCTAACAATAATTCCCGATATATCTATGTCAAAAATATTTGGTTGGTTTGTATTGGGAATATAATCTGATACTGAAATTCTAATCGTATCTCCATTAACGACTGTTGTAGAATTTCCGACAGATATACCATTTTTTTCAATATCCCCGCCATTAAATGTTATTGTAGCCATAGCGAACGGGAGATCTGACACCATAATAAGATTAGATTTTACTTTGATTTTCCAATAATCTGCAAAATATCCGAAAAGTTTCAAACCTTGTGTTTGAAAAGTATATTCGATGTTTCCTTCGGTAAAAACGGTATCCTGTGGAATGTTCCATCCATAAGGATATCTAAATTCATATAGATTATCATTGATAGAAAGACTAAACTCTTTATTTTGTGGATCTGTAGTTGGAACAACTATGTAATTGGAAGGCCTTTCGACCCCAATCCTAACTTTTTTTAAGTCATTAAATAAAAATATGTTGGCAATATCTGGCATTAATTCTCTTACAAAAAAAGGGGAACCAAAGTTCCCCCTTTATTTATTTTAAATTTTACTATTCCATTAATTATGTAAAGGTATTTTGTTCACTTGCAACCTGATCTCTTGGAGTAAAATCACTATATTGAGGTCTTATACTACCACCCCGACATTGGATAAATATTCTCATACCATTACCATATGGTTTAGTTGAGTGCATACCTAAGTAAGTTCTAGAAACAGAATTTTCTGGTGTGTCAAATGCCCGTACACTAGGTGACGCTGTGGCCCCTGATCTCTGTCCTGTTGCCAAAGTTAAACCACCTTGATACACATTATGCCAATAATATTCTCTTCTATAATTTAATGCAAGTGGATCTCCAGCCGGATTGAGTCCGCCGGACTTACTGACATTTACGTCACTTCTAAGACCAGTTGCAGGATCTTCTCCAAATTGAGTAGTGGTAAGAATTGTTCCAGCATCTGTATTATCTAACGAAGTAGCATAGGTCTTATCATTAGTATAGTTTCTGTAACCGCTGTGTTGCATGTGGTCCAAATCGTATTTTGATTCCGATGTTTTGATAATTCCGCCTTGAGTCGAACTACCAGCATTTGCAACACAAACAAGATCCAATTCAGCATTACTATAGATAAATCTTTGGGTCGCCAAAGGAGTTGGAAAATTAAATATTACAGTTTTATCTTGTGTAATTGATAATTGTTCTACAGGATTTATACATGCTGGACTATCTATTTGTGGAACCACAGCAGAAACATGATAATCCCACGGTTTGAATATATCATTTTCACGCACGACAAATCTATAAATGCCTTTGGCGACAGAATGTATATCTTGCCAAATATTAGGAACATCTCTGTCTTCTGGAATTTTAATTAAATAAGTACCTTTTCCAGTGTCCTTTTCTTCAGTATCCGAATAATTTTCATAACTCAACTTCACAGTGATGCCATCTTGTATTGGAAGTGCGAATTTTAATGTATCATTTGACACATTATATGCATACATAGATTTGGCCACTCCAAAATATTCTAAACTAGAAGTTGTAGTACCAAATTGAATATCGCCATCACCGTCAATGTTATAGTTTTGTCCCAATATTGCTGAATCAGCCTCTGTTCCATTAACAAAAACTTTGAGTCTATTTACTTCGAACAATGGGTGGGAGTTGATACCACTTCTACCATAATAGTTGGCATATTCATTATTATATCCAGCACCTTTCCATGAATATTCGTATATAAAAGAGTCATCTTTTGGAAACATTTGTATGACAGCGGAAACTCTTGCGCCAATGCGTTCCGCGCTCTTGGCATTCTCTTTCGCAAAACAAATCTCATCTCCAATCTCTGGAAGTACGATTTCTTTGTCTAAAACACTTCCCGCCCGACATAGAATTGATCCTTCAAGCTGAGTATTCTGAGATACTATTATATCCTCAACTACTAGTCCCTGTGTCTTGCCACCATGAATACCGCGACCACCTACTGGTTGCAATTCTGATTCTGCGAAAGTATACGGTCCACCAAACGTACTCAAAGTATCCTTCATCTGTCCAACCGATTCCGAAAACGTCAAAGGTTGCGAGTTCACCGCAAGGCCCACAGATAGGCTATCTTGAATGGCCCTAATAGCATAATTGGATCCCAAAGGTTCGTATGTGAGCGAAGTATAATAAATAATTGTGTGCGCTTCTCGTTGTACTAAAGCTTTAGCTTCGGTGGAATTGGGTTTAAAAATCGCCACAGCAGAGGAAAGGGACAATTCTCTTGCTTTTCCATCAGCATTTACTCTTGCAGGTTCTTCTGCCCTATTGATTATTTGAAAATCCTTTTCGGTATCTAATATAGTGTCTTGGCCAGTTGCACTTCTATGTCTCACTCTTGATAGTGTCAAACCAAGTCTTGTTGGCCCTTGCATTTGATTCCATGCCATGACATAATTTGAGAGTCCGTTATCGGTATTTCCCAACAGACCCCAAACTGAAGTACTTCCAGGCGTAAGAGTTGTGCTTGTATATCGGTTGGCAATGGTGTCGCCCGTAATAAAATCTCCCACTGGAACAAACTTGGTATTCTCAACCTGTTGTGGATATCCTAACGACCATCCATCTCTATCGGTAACAGTGGACGCTTTTGTGGCACTGGTATGATTTGCAAAGGAAATATTAGCTGGATAATTCGCTGCGGTGATATCTGGGAATTGAAAGAAATCATTAACAGTAGTAAATCCAGATAGAGTCCCACCCGAACCAATTTGTGCGCCGTCTGTAAGTGGATATCCAGTAGTGCTCGATTGCAAATAATTTTGTCCACTTTGATAAGAACTACTTCTAACCTGTACTGGTCCAGCATGCGTAATAATTGTACTATCTAGTGGAATTCCGGGCCTTAATTTCCTACCATTTATATCAAAAATTTCCATTTCATCTAATGTTTTCGATGACATCACCGTTTCGCCAGTTGCCGGATCCATTTTACTATCTACGGAAGCATAGAACCCTGTATTGTAGTTACTGGTTTCATCTGGTCTCTTTGCTGGCGCATATAAACAATGCACAGGTGATTTTCCATCCTCGAGTTCAATAGTACCAGACACATTATTTACATGTCTTTGTACTACAAACCAAGCATAATCATCATCTTGATCTACTGAGGCCTGATCGTAACAGAAAAATCCTGTTCCATGATCAGTACATGTCAATCTGTATGCCATTGGGTATGATCCTTCGATCCCCGACTCTGTTTTACCCTGTCTTCTAAAGAAACCACTTTTTGCTTTATTAGTTTCGGATGCAAAATTGAAATAAACCTCGCTTAGTTCGCCAGGTTGTCTGAAAATAGCTTGTTTAATACCATCGCGACCTTGTCCAGCTGTCATATCTCCATTATCTAAAATTTGTAATGGAGTTGCAACATTAACGTATAGGTACTCATCTCTAGAATCATAATAAAATCTCATACGCCACTTTTGTGGTTTGCGTTTATCTCTTACTGGCGGTGTCAAGTTGACAGTCGTAGGCATAGACGTTGTGGAAGGAGAAATGTCATCTGTCGAAGATAATAGATCTGTCGCCTTTTCAGATTCTACAACAAATAAATCTCCAATTCGACGAATACAAGACATAACATCTCTATGATTTTGCTGACCATTGGTACTTATATGGACATTGATTTTGTCTTCTGCTTTTAAATGAGGATATATGATATTATAGGGTTGTGATTCAAAACCACCTTCATTGGCCACCATTTCTTTATGATTTGCATTACTAGTAGGAGATCCTGCATCATAACTAATTTCCCATTTACTTTTCTTGATAGCCAGTCTCCAAAACTTTGGTTTATATGTAAGTTTTGTGGCATCGGTGAAGGTATTTACTTCATCAGAAAATCTTTCATCTGGGGCCCCTGTATTGGGAGTCATGGTACAAACCGCACAACCTGCTGGGTGGACATTGTAAGCTCTACCAGAATCTGCCGCGCCGCCCGATCCATCGTCATTGCCGACATCTGTAATTAGCATAGTACCATCACCATATGGTTCTATAATTCTTTTTCCCACATCTGTAATTTGAAATCCTGTATCAACAGTTAATGACAAATTTGTTTGCGTATCTGTCAAAGTAGCAATAATATTATCCATAGAGGCGCCAACCGTAAGGTCTGTTAATCCACTACCAGAAAAGGTTAGTTTTGCAATACCTTGTTCTAGTGTAGAAAACGCAGAAGTATAATAATTTGAATACGGATGTAAACATAAATCAGTCGCTAAACTCCTCAACATTCCATTAGGAGTATTAAGATCGATATTATTGTCTATGTGATATTCTAATATAACATCTTGATTTAAGTCAAAACTTTCAGATCTCCAAATAGCACTACCAAAATCTAAATCTACTTGTGGTTGCGCTGCAATATTAGTAACATTTAGAACAACTTGATTTGATGTACTGTCTGCATCAATCCCACCAATTTGAGACTGTGGTATGGTGATTGTATCGCCGGCCGAAAATCCTTCGCCGTATCCCATTAAAACAAATTTTGTAACATTACCAGAATTGTCAACATATAATTGTCCCGAAAACCCTGTCAAAGATCCACTACCGGAAGTAGTCAACGGCTGGTCTGTATTGTGTTTAATAAACCATACACCAGGCCTATGTCCTGCCAAAATAGTGCCAGTACCGTTTACATTAGTAGCTGTTACAGCACCTACGCCATTGACTTGCTGCGGTCCATGAAATCTTGTTACAATAAAATTGCCTTCTATAGGAGTGTCATCTAATTCAGCGCTGATGGCAGGAAATCCAGCTGGAGCCAATGAATATCCAATACCACCATCAATAATTTGGATAGTACTTATTCTACCAGAACCATCTGAAAATGCACGAATATTAGCTGGTTTAAGATCATTAAGTGAAAACAAACCGTTAGCGACTCCGCCTCTAATACAAACATTAAACACAGTAGACGGCGAGTATCCAACCCCGCCATTTGCAATACTAATACCTGTTACTGCACCAGTTAGAGATAGAGTTTCCACATTCAGTTCAGCCTTATCCGCTAAATCTACAGGTGAAAACATATATGCTAATGGTTTTTTAATTGTTGTTATAGTACCTGAGATGACTTTTCTTTCTTCTGACCGTACTTCATAAGGCGGAATTCGATCAATTTGTTTTGTTACATCTTGACCCAATCCTTGCGCTGGTTTATCTAGACGTGTAAATGTCTGGTTAAATTTATTGGTAAATTGAAATCTTTGATGAAATTTCTGTTGTGGAATTGATATCATTTCGTTTCTCTGGATAGAGAAACCGCCCGACAGATACTTCTGTTCTAGTGAAGTTGGCATTTATGGTCTCCTTAAATGTTTTAATTCTATTTATAAAAAATACTTCGATTAGGACTGAGTCATCGGCGGCGGAGTACCCTCTTCAACATCGCTATGGCGAATAGACCCACCAGTGACTTGCAAAAAGATTCTCATACCATTACCATTAGGTAAAGTAGATGGCATTCCTTCATATTTTCTTTTATGTTTTTTCCATATATAAAGTTTATCATCTGGCCCGGTGTGGCCCCCATATGCACCAGCTGCAACAGCAGAGACACTAAATCTATTTGCCGCGGAACCTGAAGAATCTGCAGCTGAGAAGGACTGAACCATTGCCAGTTGAGCTGGAGTGGAAGCAGTTGTGTTTTTACCATCAGAATCGGAATACTTATCTATTTCTACATAACCAGCTTGAGTACTAAAATCAGCAGAAGAAACACAAATCAAATCAAGTTCGCTTTCTGGATAGTAGAATCTCTGACTTGTTAATTGAGTTGGAAAAGAGAATACAAAATTTCTACCTTGAGTAATTGAAAGTTGTTCTTGTGGATTGATAATAGCATGTGAATCTATTTCGTGCATTGTTGCAGAAACATGATAATCCCAAGGTTTCAATACATCCTTTTCTCTTACAATAAACCGATTTATCGACTTAACTTCATTCAAATTTGTCTCTGGGAAATTCCTATCTTCTGGTCTAGAAATAATGAAAGTTCCTTGAGAAGGATTTGCAGTCTGATAATTCACCATAGAAATTGAGAATGTTGTTCCTGCCCGTGGCGAAATTTTGAAGAATAGAGATTTATTCCAAAAATCATACATATATTCGTTGCGTTCGACACTATTAGTCCAAATAACATCGCCAGGCAATTTATCTTTAAGACTATTAATATTTGCAGATTGTACCAAATTACTACTTGTAAATGTCCATTCGGGGAAATCTCCGTTTGCAGCTGTCCAACCAGTGGGAGTGACACCCAGCTGAAAATAATTTTGCCATTGGTGGAAAAACTTTCTACCAGTAGAAGCATTATTTGTATTAAATGTAATTTTGTTTACACCAGCACCTGTTGCTGTTGGGTCCATGCCAGGAATTAATTGATTGAAGTTAGGAAGAGTAGTAGAATCTGGATTGGGAATTTTAAAATCGGCCCCAATAATTGTAACGCCTGCAGCATCCATCGATTGCAAAAATCTTGGAACTGTAGTGGGATCGCCACGCATTACCCACTCATCATATGTAAGAACATATGACTGTGTATCTCTTTTAATTTCTATGTCATCTAATGCCACTACCATAGATTCGAATACTTTATTTACATTGTCCGGTTGAGCAGTATATAAAATATCTAACAGAGCTGAGTCACCACTCTTGAAACTAGACATATTTACATTTTCGGCCGCAGTACCAATTCCACTACCAGATGCAGAAGCATTTTTAAATGTAGACATTCTTTCTAATAGATTTGATGGCCAAACAATATTTTCGGACATCTGGGAAGCAGTAGTATTTCCTAACGACCAAGACGCAGCAGGAGATGTTGTCGTCAACATATTGGCACCAGTACTTGTCGGTACTCTAATGAAAGCAGGCGGGCCTGCGACTTGAAAGATAGATCCTGGCGATGGCGAAGCATCTAACGCAATAGAAGTATCTCTGCGTCTAGGTAATGAATTAAATCCTGTTATTGCCAAATCCGTAATTCTTGATTCTGGTCCTGTTTTTCCCTCCACAGGAAGAGTTGCCAACTTACCTTTTGCTACTCTGGTCGCATCTGTTATGGTTGTGTAAGGAGATGTTGTACCCGCATGTGCGGTAAAATCAGTAGAAACATCGCCTGTAGTCGAGGAGCCCATTTCCAATTCCAATCCACCAGCTGCAAGAATACTCGGCAACACAGCGGGATCTGTTGTTGAGTCATACAACTCGCCAGCTCCGGTGGCACCAAGGTCTTGTGATGAAACAATTGTCAACATACCGCTTGTAGGATCCCAAAACTTAATTCTGCCACCCCAATTATCTAAAGTAAGCGGATCAGAATCGGGGTCGATTTCCATCATGACATAATGACCTACCAAAAATTCGGGTAGGAGTCCTGTCCCAGAGTCTCTTTCGATACGGAAAGTCCATACCTTTTCAGACCAGATATTTGTAGTGCCAGCACCTATATTACCTGTAATTCCTCTATATAAATCTGTTTTTATATCTGTTGTGGATAACGTGGTTGGTGTGACTTGTCCTTTAGCGGTACTAGAAGCATACCCATAACCATTAAAATCAATAGCATTTATCAATCCATCGAAAAAAGTCGACTCTCTATTCACATAAATTGTTGGTGCTTCTGTCTTATATAGATTACCTAAAGAACTATAGATAGCATCTGGTTTTGACAAATCTTCGGTATCTTTTGTAGCAAAATATGGAGTCAAAGACGAAACATCGACAGGTCTCTTTGATGGCGAATAAACACAATGAACAGGTGATTTATCTGTAAATTCTGGTTCACCTGTAGTTTGGTTGACGTGTCTCTGTACTACGAACCAAGCATAGTCATCGTCTTGATCTACTGAAGATTGATCAAATACGAAAAGAGCCATACCATGATCGGTACATGTCATTTTATATGTCATTGGATACGTGCTTGCAATATTTTGTTCTATTTGGCGCTTTTTAAACCACTGCGACTTTGCCCGAGAAATAGACAAAGTGGCTCCACGTCCAACCCCAGAGGTTTTATAAACATCACACAGTTCGCCAGGTTCTCTAAATATCGGAGATTTTACCCCATCTCGTACATCCATAGCAGAAATAGTGCCGTCATCTCTTAATTGATATTCTGTTCCAACATTTACTTTGATAGACAATGTTGACGGATCCCACTCAAACCTTACCCGCCATTTCTGTGGTTTTCTATTACTTGCGGGGTGATTGCTGTTGGTCCAACTAAGATTGCTGTCCGACAAAAGATCGACGCCTTTATCTGACTCTATCAAAAATTTGTCGGTTATTGTTCTCAGTTTATTTTTAATGTCTATTTCGTTAGAAGAAGATAGAGGGGCTGGGAAAATTAGTTTAAATGGATTTGCAAATTCTTCATTTTCCAACATAGACAAATTAAACAAATCGCCATCTTTGATTTTTACAATATTTATGTGTCTTGCACTTGTAGCGGGAATGACGCCGGTATTACTTACACCAACAATAGTATTGGCGGCATCCGCTTGTGCGGTCACGATATGCGGGTCTACATTGAGTACCGGAGCATGCCAACCAAAGTATGCATTTTGTGGATTATTGGGGTCCATTGAGGCGTTTGAAATGCCGCGAAATGCCTTACTAAATGTCCAATATTTGTTGCAATCGGCATCTGTTATAGTGTTATCTATAACTTGATCATCATGTGGAAATGCAAGATCTGCTGCGCTGCCAGAGCCAGTATCGGCGGTAACTTGATTTGGTCCCAATCCTTTTCTTCCTACCAATGCACCAAAAGGAACATCTATAGATTTCTTCCAGATATAAGAAATAGTTATATTAACATTAGTCAAATCGGCAACCCATGTCATCTGATCGGTTCTTTTTAATTTAAAAGTTGCTTTTCTAGTAACATCATCGGAAGATACTACCCAATCATTATTTGATAATAATTGATTGTTTATAGAAACTCTAAATTCTCCAGCACCCAAATCAGATTCCACTAATGGAAAATCATTCATAAGTTCGACATATGTAGTTCTGTCAGTTGCGTCTATGTTTGGAAAAGTAGAGGCAATGTTTAGGGCCATGTTACTTTCTCTATGTTCTTTTACAACTTTCCATAAATATTTTACATTTCTTTGAGTGGCTTGAATTCCTTCACCAGTAAAAACATCATTGTATTCTATCGACAATGGATTTTTATATACCCTAATTTGATCAACACCAGCGGCTTGAGGCATACCACCCTTAGTTGGGTCGACCTGAGCGACATTATTACCACCTACTATAGTGCCTAAAGCAATATCAGCTTCAAATTCTGACCCTGTTTCTCCGGTTGTTCCCAAGTTAATTGTTTTTTGATTACCGAAATGGGCTTTGAAAATTTCAGCACTATTAAATGGATGGAGACAGAAATCGTGTGCAATTTGAAACAACAATCCGCCGTCACCTTTAAATTTCGATACATCTTCTATATAAGAAATTTCTACCTTTTCCCCAGACATGGGAGCCGACTGTGCATTAAATACGATGGCACCAAATTCTCCATATTTAGAATCATATTCTACCGACCCACGGCCTGCAACTAAAGAACCTTCTGTATATAAATCTTCTTTAAATGCTTGATCTTCTGTTACAGCGACTGCGTTGGTTTGTGTCCCAACACCAGTTGCAGTGGTGTTTTCAATATTTACACCTAGAGAAGCGGATCCTCTTTCTAGGTGAATTCTAACTTCACCCATGCGGATATCCCAACCCCATGATTTATCTTTAAAATCGGGTAATGATCTTAATACATAAACAGAATTTCCTGCTATGGCATTATGAACTTCGTATTGTTGCCTGTGAGGCACTTGTATAACGTCATTTCTCTGAATGCTAAATCCGCTTGCAATAGACATTAAGGTCTCCTATCTAGTTTTTCTTTATATTTATAAAAAATATTTTGTTGATTTTGTTTTTGCAATTAAGGCGTATATTCAACTCCAATTGCATCGTTTACATCTAATATTACATCGCTATTGTGAATATTTTGGCCATTGACTAATGCCATAATCCGCATACCGTTTCCAAATGCGGCTGTAGACCGCATACCTTGATATCTGCGCTTATCTGTGTTTGTTCCATCATATTTGTAAGTTGTCATAGGAATATTACTAGATTCAGCAACCACTTCGGCAGATGAGAAACAAATCAAGTCCATCTCTTCTTTTGGATACATAAATCTTTGTGTAGTCAGTCCTGTAGGAAATGTTATAACAAATCTGTTTTCGTCTGTAATAGATAATTGTTCGAGTGGGTTTATAACTGCGTTACTATCTATCTGATGTCGTGTGGCAAATTTATGAACATCTGTAGGTTTTAAAATGTCAAATTCTCTTGCAACAAATCTCCAAATATTTTTTGCAGTATATTCATCTGCAAGATAATCTTCTCTATCATATGGACTAAGAATATAGAATGTTTTACTATTATCTAAATTTGATAAGTTGTATGTGTTACCTCGTTCGTCATAAACTGTATCTACTACTGTTTGTGCATTTTGTAAATTGGCCGCATCCTGAGAAAAGTATATTCCCGCATCTCTGGAATATAATGAATCTCTTGAACAAGAATACATTACATGTACTGGAAATTTAGAACCTTCATCGACTCTTGGTATACCAGTTTCATTATTTACAGTTCTTTGAATTGCGATCCATGAATAATCGTCTGCTTGATCTGAAGATGCATCATCGTGAATATATAAAAATATCCCTTTTTCTGTCATAGTCAATCTATATGAAAATGGATATGTTCCTTGCAATACTGGTTCTGTTTTTGGAAATCTTTTAAACCAACCCGAACCCTTTTTCTTATTTCTAAATCTGAGAGATCTATTGTTTATATATTTTTTATGTCCCGATGATGAAGTTGGCGCAGTAGCAGTTCCCCATAAGGCGGAGTTAGCAGCGGCAAGAGTGGTAGTAGGAACATATACTGTTAATAATGGAAATTCAGAAAATGTTTTTGCAGAAGATGTGCCCACTCCCGAAGTAACACTGCCCCCACTAACATATTGTTGAGCAACAGTCCAACCACTACCGTTTAGTGGTATGGTACAATTGGAATTCATATAAACAGAAAATTGACCAGTATTTCCCGAAATAGGTTTTACATAATATGTGTTGCCGTTTAGTGGATTTATAGTCGGCGAAATACTAGAAAATGCTACTGGTTGTCCCTGCGTATAACCATGAGGGCTGGTTGTGGTTACTACTACAGGATTTGTGTTAGAGACACCTGATATACTTATCGAAGTACCAGTGTTTGCGATTGCTCCATCATATTGATTTGCTGCATATTGATCTAAAAACACTGGATAGTAAAATAGTTGATTTGGGTCTCCACCGATCAAAGTACCCTCTACATAATAAGGCCCTGTATTAGAAGGATCGGACAACACAGTAACGTCCTCATAAGTCAAATCTACACACTCGCCAGGAAATCTTAAAATAGATGTATCGACTGTCGATCCATTTTCTAAGGTGATTATTCCATTTGAATCCGATTGTGGAGATGAAATATCACCAGAAGCTAATAGTTGATTTGAACATCCCACATTGACTTTGAACCATCCATACATAGGATTTGGAATACCTATTTGATCTTCCCAACCAGAAGTATTCGGAAATCCAGAATTAGGCAAAATAAAGGCATCAGGTCTATATACACTGTCGGGATAATATGAATTTGGTTTGAATGTTTGTTCATTTATTTGATTTCCACCAGCATAATGATAGTATCCTAAAGAATCCATTCTCAAATTTAGTTGATACAATTCATCTGCAAATTCTCTGTCTCCGGTCGCAGTCGAAAAATTATAATAAAGTCTAGGTCTTAAATCTAATTCGAATCTAATTCTATAATTTTGGTCCAATCCTCTAGAAACTGTACCGTTGTTGGGTAAACTTTCGGTTGTTGTTTGGAAAAGCATAACGTGCTGGGCAGGGGCATTTGGTGTAGACTGACTATAATTTGCCGATCCTGCATAATTCCCAGAAGATGATGGGCTAGTAATTCCAATTTCTTGAAAAAATTGTTTTGTTATGGGTGTCCCAACATGATCGACTAATTCATTACCGGCATCTGGCGAACCATTAAACATTCCCCATTGGGTTTGCATATCTATAGCTAAGGCCATCATCATACCGCCAGTGACAACTTCATTTCCATCTATAGAAGCTGTTCCTTCTATGGTCGTAAATCCGGTTCTTATTCTACTCATTCCATAATTCTTGAATGTAGAAAGATTTGTTATTTGCCTTTGAGCCATTTGCACCGATTCCTAATATTTTTAGTTTTCATTTATTTATATGATATTTTTTTGTTAAATTCTGTTTCGTCTTGAATAAATTCTTTGTCCTTGTATTTATTCTCAATATCATATACGAAAGTTTTTGTATTACTCTCAGCCAGCTCAAAATTATGATATTTAACATATCTTTTCTGTAGTGCTTCTGCACCCGTCACTGTATACACTAACTTGCATTCGTTGTCAACCGCTAATTTGCACAGTTCATCTATACAGATTTTTAATGCCTTATGCGAATCCCTATCCGATATATTTTTGTCTCGCACTACCCATTCCATAAAACCGAAAGCAGTTCCTTGGCCGATATACAACCCGCCACCACAAATCGGTGTATCTTCTTTTTCTATCATTATTCCTAATGGTGGCAAACACTCTATTGGTACAATTCCAAAATCCCATTGTTGCCACCATTTTGTTAAAAATTCATAATCTGTTTTCAAATTCCATTTTCTAAAATTCACTTGTTCATAATCTCCATTGTTTTTTGTTTTGACGTAGAATCTTGATCTCGCCAGTGATTAAAATATTCATCTCCGACTAACTGCAATTTTTCTTTTTCGTGCATTTCAAAATAATCGGTAAAAGTGATTCCTTCAATTTCGAGTCTACGATTTTCCGTACCGAAATTGTATGTAGTCACAACTTCATCCGAAATAAAGTTACTATCGGGAGAATCTTTCACTTGAATCCAATTACCATTTTCTAAAACCATATGCGATCCCGAAACTTTGATACCATGATAATCATGCAAATCATCGGATAGAAATTTGCCACAAGCAAATATTCTGCCGCCAGTTTTAACACTTTCGCCTAGATCTATTGTTTCTATAGCCTTTTTTGTTCCATCTTCCATTGTCACCATTGTGCCTGCAAGGAAACATAAATTAATATCCCACCACTTATCTTTTTTCTTCACCCATGTATGCGCTACAGTTGTACCCATACCATTGTGTTGAACGCCTCTATAACCACAACTAAAATAAGTAGTATTTTCCACGGTTGTGTCATATACACTATATGCCAAGGATTGCCAATCAGATTTAATCCAATAGATTGATTTACTAATTAAACCACCACGATCATTGAGTCGATCCGAATTTCGTGCAATCTCTTTCCAATCACTTTTCAGTCTAAAGTTTGAATGAACCGTAACCTCTTCATCATCAGTGCCAAACTGATGCTGCCAGTAGAACCTCTCGTACAACTCAGGAAAATTACCCACATATTCAAACTCGGCCACCGCACCCGTAGTTCCACCGCCGTCGAATTCCGCTTTTGTGATAATTCGTCCAAGGCGGTGAAACATGACCAGACGCATATAATCTTCGCCAAGTCTGACTGTCTCCGAGCCAAAGAGTTCTTTTATTCTTCCGCCGCTGATAGTCCAATCTCGGTGCCACGAATAAGGCCAAAATGATGGGCCATCGATCGGATGTCCAGTGGTTCCAAAAACAAGAGATTTTGATTCAGGCCCGTCCGTAACTAGGTCAATATTGTGGAATAATTCTGGGAAATTTGCAGGGGTTAGTTTTTTAGGAGTTGAAATAGATCCGCCTTTAATTGTCCAGTTACTATTATATTCTACTAAAGTAAGTCCGTTGCCATTTTGATAATTGATTAAGTGAGCTTCGGGATGACGTTGTACACCGGAAGCGTTTGAGTTAGTTTTATCAATTTGAACAACGGCCGGACTATTCCCACTTAAATAAAACCCGCCCATTCCTTCATATGTAACTGCCATATCGGCACTTGCGAACGAGTTCATAGCACCACTATCGTCAAGTTGCATTTGATTTCTATTTCTCACATAAGATGCAACTCTATTATTCGATTCAACAGACCGGCCCGTTCCATCTAAATTCTGTGGTGTTAATACATATCTTTCCTGAGAGGCCATTCTAAATTCTACAACACTTTGACTTTTGCTTAATGTAAATGAAGCTGGTCCGCCGCCTCTATTTGTTGCAACAGCAGTTGACGCGACTTTTGTAAATGTCGCTGTGTTACTATAACTGCTTCGATGCGTCAATTCAAATTTAACAGGACATGTTGAAATAAACCAATTATCAATATCTTCAAAATCAGTTTGATCTCTGGGTCTATATGATCCCGATACCTGTTCAACAGTGAGCGAAGTATCTGGATTATTATATAATCCTTCTAAAGCAGGACTATTTAAAAATATTTTTCTTCCTAATACGTCTACCTTTACTGATTTTTTCCCCAAGTGACAAAATCTGGTTTTCATTGGCACATCGCCATTTTTTCCAATTCTAGCACTAAATCTTAACCGATACATTTTTGGATTATTTACATCGTTAGATCCCATTACATCTACACTTCTAGCAGAAGTCATCGATCCTTGAAAAGTTGTTACTCCGCGAACTGAAACACTTTTTGCATATGAAGATGCTAAAATATCACCAGAGTCATCTTCTAATATCCAGCCTGGGTGAGTCAATTTTGAATGAGAATGTCCATGAGATCCTATTATCTGAACGATACCATCACCGCCATAACCAGATTCGGAAATTTTTGAGCTCTGTGTGAAAGGAAATGTTTGCATTTCAATATCGTTGAATTGATTTTTACTATTTTTGCCCCCAGCCCCAACAGTAATATTTATTATATCCCCACCGTTTACTTCAAAGTCTCCGAAATATCCAGTAATACCAGCTTGTCCTGCTTCAGTGCCTGTATATCCGCTTTCTTCTGATCCGCGGCCGCCGTGTTGACCAGCTGCGCCGCCAACGCCAAAGGATATATCAGACACTTGAGTTATCTCAGTTTGGCGGGCCCCAGAATATGTGTATTCAATACCCGGCGCTCCACCTGTGCCAAACAAAGAATCTTCGCCGAGACCAGACTCACGGTTTACCGCATGACCACGATTATCTATATATGATACTTTGTGCAAAATGTTAATAGGAAAATTGTTTCGACCAAAAGAAATACTACCGTTAGCGGGAACCATTGTGTTTGATACGATATATTCTGTTGGTGTATCAGATGATTTATTTTCGTACGAAGTTGGAAATCCGCCACTTACAATTGGGTTTTCTGGTGTAGATAATGTTTGATCGTATAAATTGCCTGTTTTAATGACTCCACCTACTTCAGAGACATCCCCACCGCCGGCGCCGCCTCTTAAATTTATAGCTGCGTCTTCCATCCAAATAGTAGAATCTCTACCATCATAACCTAGTTCAACAATACCTTTTGTTTTTCTATTTTTTAATTCATCTCCAGATACAATAGTTTTTTGGACGCTACCAGAACCACCGCCGGAAGATATCATAATTCTAAGTCTTTTGAATTTTTTGGGAACGATCATTCGCCACTCGCCGGGAGCAAAGCTTGTTGTAGGTAATCCCAAATCTCTAGCAACAGTAGAAGTATTCTCTAAAATTCTTTCGTATCTAAGATCCTCCCCCAATTCACTACCAATTTCAAATTTCAATGCAGGAATTGTTATTGTTGCAGATTCGTTAAAAACTGGTATTGTCATTGAAGCTTCAGTATCATCTCTTCCTACATATTCATTTGTTGAATCTTGTACTTGATCCCAGTTTTCAACACCTTTTCCAAAAAGATGAAATGAATCTGTGCAAAGTTCTGGAATTGGCCAATAATATTCAGATTGCAGTCCTGTTCCATAAAAATCTGACCATTTTATTTCGCCAGATGTTGGAATGGATTTATTACTCACGAAATCTTTTACATTTCCATTTGGGTGACCCCTATAATATTCACTTATTTTGTGTGGTGAACTATTATTATCTGGATTAAAATTTACAACGATTTCAGATAAAGATAATTTTCCTGATTTTGGTATTGCCATGTTTTGATACTCTTTTTTACCTATTTATCCGACAGAACCGATATATGCCACAATATCTCCGGAACAAGTAATGACTCTTCCGTCCGAGCCTTGTATATTTAAATCTCCATTATTTATATCAAGTCCAGTACTCATACTGTCACCATCAGGTTTAGCCCTCCTGACAAATCCACCATTATTAGTATAATCATCGTGCATAGGTTTTAACCAACCATATATAGCATTTATTGCATCAACAATAGTTGTACCTTCTAATCCAGTTGCCAAACCGGCAACAGTACCCACGTCTTCTATTTTGGTTCTAAGATCAATTTGTGATTGTAATGAATTGAGTTTGACTTCAAGATCTTTGTCTATTTTTTCATTCAGCAATAAAATATTATCATCCAATATCTTAATATTATTTCTTACACTGGTTTCGATTGCATAAGTGTTTCTAGGATCTACAACCGAAATACCTTGTGGACTATCAGTACCTAATGTTGTAATAATATTGGTAATTTTTTGTGAATTTTGTTCTGTTGAAGTTGAGCTTGCAATTCTACCATCTGTATTAGTTTTGATTCTATTATCAAGGATAACCAAATTCTTTTTAATATTTGCGTAGCCGCTTGTTTCTACTGACAAATAGTTTATTGTACTATCTGACCAATTAAATTTAGCGTCTGCCTGAGCACCCAGTGTGTCGATGAGGGTGTCTAGTAAGTCTGCCTTTGACTTGACTGCAATATCTAATGTAGTGACTGCGTTCCATAGTGAGGTGGAAGCCCCTACATAAGATGCCCCCGTCATTAAAGGAAATGTACCATTAGTACTGATTCCAATAGCTACTTGACTTATATCTAATTCCGATTGAATTGCAAGATCTGCAGCTTTTCTATCAATAACTTCTTTGTCTATTTGTGTGTCGGTGTTTGTTTTTTGCCAACTATAATTGTTATTGATTGCTGTTACCAAATCTACAGCACTAATATCTGACTCTAGAAGTGCTAAATTGCCAATTGATTGTGTATTTGTATCAGCCTCATTGTGTACTTCGTTGATCGAATTTACAATAGAAAATTTATCAGAAGTGTTAAGAAGTGCCAAATCACCGATATTATCTTTGGCGGCCTCTGTATGGACAATCATAGCGTTAGTTTTCTTGCGCCATTCTTCGAATGTATCAGTATTTTTTACGGATTCCATCTTTTCCAAGTCTTTGTATACTACGGCCATTTTATTTTTTCTCCAATATCTTTATTAAAAGTTCTTTTATTTCAGACATCTCGTTTTGCAAATCTGTGATATCTTCTTTTGTTTGTCTTTGTGCATTAATTTTTGTCATATACTGTTTATATGATTTTACATCAGTATTGATAATTGCATTTGTAGAACTATCTCTCACATAATTTTCGTGGTCTTGTACCTTTAATTTTTCTTTTTTCATATCTTAACTCGCTAATGCAATTATTCTTAGGTCTTTTATTTTTGGCACAATTGCCGAGTTTTCGGTTGTCATTACAATTTTTACTGAAACTGAAGTAAATTCTGGTAAATCTTGCAAATCGAATTCAAACTCTTTAAAATCATCTTCATTCACAGAATTAATACTATAGACATTCGGTCTTTCCATTAACAACCACGGTCTGTTAGCAAAAACCTGTTCTTCTGAAGTTTTGATTCTATAGTAAAAATCAATATCACATGGTGACTGTTTATTTACGGACGCAATAGTTTTCAAAGATGTAGAGGCCTGATTTAAAGTAACTTCTTTTGTCATATATTTAGTTGCAATAGAACCGCCTGTGGGTTCAGTCTCTGCAATAAACCCTGTATTGACAAACCCTCTTTGTCCAGAAGTGGTATTTGTTGGACTATTTGTTTTATTTGATATAAGAATTGCACTCATTCTTTGAGTATCTACAACAGGAGAAATATTATCAAATCCAGAAGACAATTTCAATTTTATTGCCAATGATTTTTTATCAATTGCAGTAGACGAAGTGTTGAAAAGTTTTTCGTTTGTGTCTGTTGCCATCATCATTGGAGAAGAAAATTCTATATTTTGATTCGGTACAAAGAACTGATAATTAGGATCTTTAACGCCTGGCACTCTATTGGAATCTTGAGATGTACCAGACAATCCACGGTACTGAGCAGTAATATCAGTATTTGGCAGTTCTATTGTTTGAACAGTTGGTTTCATTAGATCAAATTTAAAATTGCTTTTAAATCTTGGAGCAAAATTAGTATTGCTCTTCGGAGTATATGTATTTGTCACTGTCGGTAATTCTGCAGCAGAATAAGCAATACTTTCTGTAGAAGATCCTTGAGCATAAAAATTATTTCTCATATCAATAGTGAATGTATCATACGTTGTATTGGTAACTAGGTGATCGCCATTAAAAGATCCTGATGGAAATACATCATATGTTCCATGAAAATCTGATAAAGTAACATAGTTATATCCTTGTCCCGACCACCGATCTGTTGGAACAAATCCCGAAGTGTCATTCACACTAAAAGTAATTTTTGATGAATTTTCAGTTATTTTCATACTCTGTGGTCCAAAATCTTTTGACCATAAATCATTATTATTGTCATCATATTCAGAGTTTTGTAATACCACTTCTCCACTAGCAGATGTGTCGAATACGGCTCTATGTACTCTAAATTTCAAATCTTCCATTTGATCAGCTGTCCAAGTAGATGCGTTCTGAGATTTAAAGAATACACCCGCATGTGGTTGAGCTGAAATTACTCCCAAACCATCCATTCCCTCTTGGCCCATTCTTGAAATATGAGCCCTATATCCTTGAGTGTCAGCCATAATAACAATACAATATTCCGTTTGATCCTGAACATAAATTGGGGAAGGAAATACAAACTGTGTAGGTGTGTTACCAAGATCAGAAATATTCACTTTGCTTGGGTATAGAATTTTTTCACCCAATATTTTAGGGCCAGGATAACCATTTACAGTGTGTCTAATTTGGCATGTAACAGGTTTTATATCGTCTTTAGTAGAAAAGAATAGGTCGACTGCACTAATAAACATGCCACCGTCCATATCAACCATGATTGTCTGTGCTAGCGGATCATACCACCCTGATCCAAGAGATACTGAGTTGATAGGTGGTAGTTGTTGACTGATAGGTTCCATATCATCAACATTAGTGACCGTAAATTCCGGAACCCTTGTCAATACAATTTGATCAGCAACAGTTTCTATAATACCGGATGCAGAATATGTTGTTTGACCTTCTGTGCCTGCATCGCCGGCATTATTCATCTGGTCAGACATTCTAAAAATTCTTTCACCAGTTTTGAATCTCATATTTCCAGAATTCGGAAGTGAGAATATTCCAGAAATAAATCCAGCTTCATTTGTTCTAAGATCTGAATTTGCTGCTACTAAATTATCCCCAGTAGGTAATGTTCCAACTCGTTTTTCGGAAAGTCCGGTCGGACTATTCGGATCCGGCCACATAACAGTCATTTGTTCTCCGGCAGTATATGAACCCTCTCGGCCACCAAATTGTGCAAATACATTATCTGGTCCCACATGTAGTGTAATAGTAGTTGCATCGATCCAATCAACATCATATACATTGACTTTATGTTCGCTGGTGTCTCCTACCAAACCAACACTTCCCCTGTTATCCACCAACACATCTCTATTATTTTTAAACCACTCGGCAATAACTTCATTCGTATCTGTGAATGTGAATTTTCTAGTACTTTCACAAAACTCCGAAACTGCTACGCCGTCAAAATACGCATACAATCTCGTATTTGATTTCATTTTTTCAGCAGAGAAATAAACTTGTCTCGAACGAATATATGGAACCACTTCAGTTTTCAGAGTTTTAGTTCCATAATTATCTCTTTTATCTAAAGGCGCTACAGTTGTCAATAGCCCAGTACGTGTTTTAGTACCTACTTGCGTCTGTTGGGTTGTTGTTGTGTTTTGTGTTCTCCACCACGCGCCGCCCTTTGCAGGGTCTTGAATCGTCCTGCTACTACTGGATGTCGCGCCTGACTCTATGCCGGTCCAGTTATTTTCCCATTCGCCCCATTCTGTACCCATGACTCCATCAGCAGGAAGTAAATGTTTGAATACTTCATACTCATCTCTTTTGTCTGTCACAATATCTGGGGCCTGATTAGTTTCTTTCCAATCATCAGTTGAAGGATAAAGATTTAAACTACCTTTAAATGAGAAAATTGCAAAAGGATTTACATTGATTGTTTTTGAAGATTTTTCCTGTGCCATCACAATCTCACTAGTATATGGCAAGTAAATTTTCTGTTCTTTAAGAGCATATCCGAAAGACTCTACTGTGTTGATTTTAAGATTGATATTTTTTGAGGTATGGAAAGGTCTCAATTCTCCCCTATTACCATCAATAGCCACTCTATAATCTGGGTCTGCTGTCGCACCAACATTATGATTTTGAAACTGATCTACAATAAACCCATTTTTAAATCTATCATTTCCATCAGCATCTGTAACTTTCATATCCATTGTATCTTTTTCTAAAAGATTGAGAGATGTATAATATTCTAAATTGGAAATTCTTTTTTCCAACTTTCCAATATCCCTCATAGTATATCTTCTATTATCCAACATAGAAACTGATATTGCTTCTGGACCTACTGTATATGGTTGTGTTGTTAATTCATATATAACCATAGCATCTGTCGGATCATCGGGCAACATTGGATTTAATGAAGAACTACCGTATTTTATTAGAAATTTACCCTTTGGTGTGACATAAAGTTTATCTTTTCTACCTAGATATGCTCGAAGATCTGCACTAATAGCGCTGCCTGTTCTGGGATAGTTAATAGCCGTATTGCTTATAACACCCTTGACATTTGGCCATCCACCACCTACTAGACCATCTGAACCATCTAGTTGTGACCACTCCAAAGCAGGCCTAAAGTCTAAAACATCAGACAATCTATCTTTATCGAAGAAATCAATATCATTATAATTAAGATATGAATCTACTGAAGCATAATCTCCGACACCATGACTCAAGTAAGTATATATTAAAATAGGTCGTCCCTTACAACCCTCTGCCGCGCCTTTAAGACTCGCTGTTGCAAGTCCCAGAACATTTGATTTACTTCCAGTGTCTAAAATATATCTATCAGTAACATCATTAATTTTAACAGGTATGTCCGTCTGATTTGAAATTGCAGTTACACCAGCAACAAACATGGTTAGAATTTCACTAGAAAAGGGATTTTTTATACCAGCCTTTGTTAATCCAGACTCTACAAGTTCATATGTCATGGTATTAGTGTCGTTTTGTAAACTTACATCGAATGGACTAGAACCGGTCTGTTCCCAAAAATCATATGCTTTCACAGCAAATTCAAAATTAGCCTCTGACATTTGGTGGATATTTTTCTTATCCGAAGAATCTAATCCTACTCTATACGCATAATTATTCACATTACATGTATCGTATAGTTTTTTCAATTTAGTCACGTCCGAATGGTGTAGTTGGTAGTGATTTATCGACACCTGTGTTGTAGTACTGGTCCCCAATCCCGTCAAGGTACTAAGTAACTGACCAGAAGAAGTGGTTCTTTGAGAAGCAATATCAGTTTCATATGTACTAGAATTATTTGTGTCGTTAGTCGCCACAATTGAGTTCCAATTTATCCCTGTTATATTTGCACCCGTCAGAGTTGATAATGAGAATGGCATTAATATTTGAGTATTTGTTGTTTTGAGTTTTTCTTTGGATTGAGTTTTTCTAACTGGAGCAAAAATATTTACAGTTGAGGATGATAAAGAACTTGTAAAAGTAACTTCTTTAAGATCGGCAGAGAAACTGAAAGATGACTGAACTCCTACCACACCAGCACCAACAGTTGATCCATTTGGCGGAGCCCATACATCAAACAAATTTGTTGTTTGTTCAAAATATTCATCTGCGGCCGCTAAGGAGAGAGTAATAGAACCAGTAGCACTACTGGTCGAGCCAATAAATTGTTTCATAACAGAATATTGTGTATCTACTGTAGCAGTTCCACTAATGTCATCTATACTGCGTACTGTCTGTACCCAGTTGTTACCTGTGTTAATTATACTACTACCCTCGGAAGCAGTTATAACTGTTTTGCTGAAAAGTCTAGCGGAAACTCCTGTATCTTTAATGGTAGCGTCAGTAGCATTGCCACTATTTGTAAATGTTCCGGATGAACTTACACCACTAGCCTCTAAAATTACTCTATTAAGAATAAAACTATCTCTAGGCAAAATATTGGTAGTACCAATTTGACCGTTTGTCCCACCCGCATTACCAGAATTCAATGGTTTTACCATTAAGAGTCCAGTATATTGATTAAAATAATATACTATTCCCCTAATTGCATCGTTATCTTTTTCATATAACATAGTTTTTATGGAAAACCTACCATTAGTTTGCATTGTGGTCATTTTTGTTAATATATTTGCGCCGAAATCATATACTTTAGTAGATCCAATAGTTTCTATCGATGTCAAAGATCTTGCATTTGACATGTTATATTCAACACCAGTTCTAGGATTAGTTTCAAATTCTAAATCATACAAATATACTTTATATATTCCTGTTTCTTGAGCAGTAACAGGTGGTCTAAAATCTGAGGTTGTATAGTTATTACCTCGAGCACTACTACTAGAGTCATCAAAATAATGAACTGCCTTGACCTTTGCCGTTCCAACAATATCAATACCATATGTGTTTGTACCCAAAACGCCATTAGACAGAGTACCAGATTCAAACATATTTTCTGGAATTTCGCCCGCAACACCGTTAACAACTATTCCAGCTGCGCTTTGCGAGGTTATTGCAGAATCTGCCGAAACTGAAACCCATTTTTCAGATGCGCCGGACCCAATGTGCATATTGACCAAATTAATAGAACTATTGACTTTTGGTAATCCCTTCACATCAGAAACAAAGATATATGGGCCCAAATCTACTGGAATAAACTCATTATTTTCTTTGTAAATTTCTCTTGCTTTATCGTATATAAGATATTTACCTTGTTTTGTGAGCGCCTTAGATTCTATTTCATAACCTTTTACATATGCCTTACCAGATTCAATACCAATTGCAATTTTATTTCTGACGGCATTGATTAAATTTTCATGTGTGAGGCCTGGATAGTATTTTGTTTGAGTTGCATCTAATACCTGATCGGGGTAATTTCTAATATCCTGTTGAGTTATTTGATGAGATTGTCCAACTCCATCTATAGTCATTCCATATTCTTTGGGCATTTTAGTTTCAGCCCAAAATCTAGCCTCAACATCTGTGTCAAATACAAAATCTGACATATCAAAAACACCTTCATTTTCATCTTCATTATAATATTCTCTAATATCCAATTTAAAAGGTCTGACCGTGTAATCACCAGATTCGTCATAGGTTCTTCTGGCCAAAGTTTTCATTAAAATTTCATAGTCATCTCTTGCTGCCTGAGTAGCAATCTTACCATCTTTAACACTAATTAGTTCTACAAAACCAGTAGTATCTATCACATCAATAGGTCTCTTTACCAATGTTAATTTTACTTGCAATCTATCTGCGCCTGGCGCATTATAATTTACACTACCCAAAGATGTATCAAGCAGGGAAGTGTCATCGTTAGACGTTACAACAGTTTCGGAAATTTCTAAACCAATTTTTACAGATGGATCGGTAGTATATTTACTTAAAACAATACTTTGTGATTGGACTTTTATTAATTGTCCACCGATATAATAAACACCTTCTTCGATAAAAGCAATCGTCCCACGACCAATAGGATTAGTAACAACAGAATTTGACATAACTTCGCAAATTAAAGTAGAACCATCTGTTCCAGTTGTTACTAGTGTTTCGCCCTCAACAAATGTAGAAGTTGCCCCTTCTGCAATAGTAACAGTCTCTCCATTAACTATAAAAGATGTGGTGCCTGCCTCAGAATTTTCAATACTAACTAATCCAGAACCTGTATTGACTTGTGTGGTCGAAGCGGGAGCTCCATCAAGGTATTTCAAATATAATGTGGTCGGTTCATCTCCATCGGACTCATAATCCGTAAAATCTCCATCGCTATTTCCATCTACAATATCTACATGTTTAACGACTAATGCTTTCAATCCAGTTTTATTTCCTTGAACTACTTTTCCTACAAAATCATTTGCAGATGGTAACGCTGTTGGAAGGGTAACTTTTACATACTGAGCATATAAATCAATTGCAGCTTGGCCAGGAATTACCATTGCGCCTTCTTTAAAAAAATGATCAGACAAATTGCTGATTTGTTTTTGCAACAAACTCTGCATTTGAGTCAATTCTCGTGCCTGAATAGAATTGCCAGGCTTGAATAATATTTTTAAATATCCCTTGTTTACGTCATAATCGTCAAAATAGGGCGTGACATTAAGATTTAAAGTCATATGTGTTTTCTCTCATTAGTTAGTTAAACAAATTAAAATTCAAAGACAACCTTGATATCTTCGATTTGGTCTATAGCGCGGGATACTGGTTGTCTATTTTCAGTATATAAGACTTTTCCTGAACCAGATTCTACATCAAATGTAGTTTCATTTGCCGTGCCCCATGCATTTGCGACCGGTGTTGTATAAGCTGGGCCTCTATATGACACATTTGTTGCAGGGATAAGACTCGTTTTTTCAACGGGATCTGCAACAATTGAAATCTGTCTGAATACAGAAGACGTATCAGAAACAGGGAACATGATTTTTGTTTGACTTGTAGAAGTATCATCATCCCTAGTATGTTGTTCATCATATTCTAGTCGCATTGCAATCATAATATAATAACCACCAAGTTCTTCTATAGAATCAAATCCGTGGCCATATTCTGGACTGATAATCGGTTTTACTTTACATGCATTTACGTTTGGCGCACCGGACGTGAGAGCTGGTAAATGTTCCGTGTCAATGGTTGCAGAAGCAATAGAGGTGTAATTTGCACCTTTATTTGTAATAACTATACTAGAAATTTTTCCTTGCGATCCGCCATTGGAAACTATACCATATGCTGCAAATCCACTTCCATTACCACTATTAATAGTGATTCCTGGCGCAATTATAATACTAGAATTTGCACCACCTGTCAATGAAGAGTCTAGTGTAAAAGTGACATTTGTTCCTGATGTAACAGCGTTCAAGATTTTGCCCTGTTCTGGTGGACTCTTACTGATGTCTACCATATGATATCCCTTGTACATATCATTCGCCATACTGGAGTCAATGCCTGTGATCATATGGGTTGTACCAGAGGAGACCGCAATATCAGATCGAACTAGATTTGCATGATATCCGCTACCACCTGTTACTGCGCCGCCAACGATATTTGGCATAATCTTTACCTGATCAATATTGCCAGGCGCAACGAGAGCAGCTTGTTGTACTTGCCATTGTACACCTTCCGCAGATGCAGAATCAAGAGGGTCGTACTGAATTGTGGTCACTGGAATATAATCTTTAGTCAAAAATTTCAACGAATCCGATAGAGAAATAGAATACATGAATTTCCACTTATAACCATCTGCTGTAGTTTCTATTTCGGATGCTGATGTAGAAGTAGGTTTTACAGTCGATTGTACTGCCACAGATGTTGTGCTATCATCGACAAATTTTTGATTGTTTAAACATTTATATACATTATACTGATTCGATCCTTCAGTTATTACATAAGAATTTGGAATAATCTCTTCTGCCAGATCATGTTCGTACATAGTATAAACAGTATTTGCTATCCAATTGATTCTTGGAATTGCAAGAGTCATATCATTCAGTCCAACTTTTTTCATTGCAATAGATGCGGTTTTCACTGCATAACCATATCCGATAGAATCTTCTGGTGTGGGCGGATTTGCATCATTCAACCATGCAGTAGGTTTACCTATTGACATATAGAGATTGTTATATACTGACT